ATCTCAGTGAGATTAGGACCCGTTTGAGAGGGTTAGTATTCTCTTCAATGGAACGTTGTTACGGTGACGACCACCGCAACATTGTTTATCCTGGCGCACAGAGGGTAACCAGGTTTCCATCAACGACCGGCTGGGACAAACCGGATTCTGTGGCTCCACTCAGGGAACCGGAGGGGTCATCATGCTTAATAAAGTAAGTCAAAAAGTGGATGACAGATTGTAGTGTCCAAATTGTCCATGCAGCGGATATGCCGCTCTAATTCTACAATCGATGACCGATCAACTCCATAGAGTTCTTGGAGCTGATCCATTGCTGCCTCGCGCAATTCCTCAATATCCTCGAGGGGTATGTTTTGAGTGCGGCCCTCATCAGAGTACTGTACGTACTTGCTGATATCGCACTTACGCCCAAGTCGCATAAGCGTGGCGGCAAGTTCACTAACAATGGGGAGTGTTGTGCCAGCCCATGACATGAGGTTACATCCATTACTGAACGCGACTTCATATCGTATACGATCCACATACATCTTCCGTGATGCAGGCGCCCTTTCAAAGCGCTCAATAGTAGGAAATTCGCGGATCGCAGTGGTCCAGGATATCAACTCAAACACCCTAGGCCAGTCACGCACCATGTAAATGCGGCGACGGGTGGTGAGAAAACGTGCTGACAAGAATGTCAATTTTTCCAAAGGACCAAAAATGTAATCGGTGACAATCAACCCGAGGCCTTTCGTCTGTGCGATCTTTGTGGAGGCAAACATCCTCCGCATGTGATTCTCGAATCGCACCGGGTCTTCAGTGGGGTGTAAACACCCGATTACATCATCACCTTTAACTAAGAACTTGGCTTTAATCCCAAAGCGGTTTAGCGTGAAGTCTATGGCATTCGCCATGTTAAAGGTGTTACCAAACAACGTATCCCCATCACCAGAGTTACGCTGGTAATGGCGAGTATAACTGGCCTGTCCACCCAGTATATCGATCTGGGGGTGGTTGTTGGCATGATAAGCGGCTTGGAAATCCGCATCACTGATCCACACAGGTAGTACCTGGGCTTGGCGCAAAAATGGGATCAGGAAATCCTCGCGATAAGTGTCTAATAGGATCTGGCCTTGAGTCATATCAAACCCACTAGCGTCGATTTCAAACCAGATCTCGTCTCTCTTTGTTCGCCAACGCGAACTCTCATCACTGTGCCAATCACGAATTTTCTGGATTTTTGCACAGACATCGTCCCAATTGCCTGGTCCACAAAAGGATTCATCAAGCTCGGACATAACGCTTTCCACAGCGTTGATGGTGGCGTTAAGGATGACTTTCCGAACATCGGAGGGGCCGACAATCTGCCTCTCCTTAGCATCGTTGAGCTCAGTCTCCTTATCTTCATCACACACATCGACAATTTGTTTCTCAATCTTGGGGAAAGCTTCACATTGCTTGTCGATGATGCCAGTTCTTTGGAAGGTGTCTATGGCTTTCTTCATCTTCTCCTGGTAATGCAGGGGGTAACGTGCAAGCCACAATTTATAATCAACCTTCACTCGCGACAGTATCTGGTTGGCACGTTCACCTAAATTTTGGGTGAGCCAACGGTACTTGGTTCGGATGAACTGTCGGTATGGTTGGGCGTATTGTTCATCAGCCCGAACCACACAACTGCAATCCCTTAAGGCGGCTGCTAGCATGGTCGTTTCAGCCTTGGCCTTAATGGTTGGTGTTTTAATCTTAACCCGCCCTTGGAAAATGGGCCCACACTGAAAAGCGCCGAGTGCATCGGCTGGTGCGGCTAGGAGTTGAGATTTGATGTCTTCAACGTCGATTATTTCTGTGTAGGAGCGCTGCCAAAGTTCTTGAAGGCAGGCGTTTTTGAAGCGGAAAGTAAATCGACTGTGGTCTATCGCGTTGAATGAGAGTCTTTTCCAAATCGTGACGTCGATAGCCTTGAGACATATAGAAGAGCGACTTTTCAAGCGGGAGGTAAAGTCGCTTCGCCAAAAGAGAGTAATAAGGCAAATTATCACTCGGATTAGTGCCATCCAATTGAATTGGCGTACTGGCACTTGCGGTTGGTACACCACAAGATCAGTGGATATCTCTTGTGCACGCACGCCAAGAGACTCTATCACACCCATCACACTCCACCATAGAATGAGTACAACAATTAGTCGCCCAAAAGTTGTAATATTCCAGCGCACCCCGCGCCCATGAATGGCTGAATCCTTGACTGTTTCAAGGATGGTTTTTCGGGTGCTTGAGGCGTTCAATTGCTTGAACACAGGCCCAATAGAACTATCGCTTATATAAGCGGCAATGACGACAGCGCGTCGAATGAAATCTTGGGCATAAAGGGTGGAGTATGTCTCATACATCGTGGTAAGCAAGGTTCGCAAAGCTTGTTGGGATGTGGCGTTGCCCGTTCGACCACCAAGCCGTGATAAAGCGGCGAGGATGAGGTCTTTGGGGGCTTCGATGTATGGGGCTAGGTACGGTAAATCGCCTCCGATAATTTGAAGTTTTTGCAGGATGTGTTTAAACAAGCTGCCTTCGGGGTTACGGTACCTAATGAATGTGACCCTACGATGACCAACTAATTGTTCAAACTCGTTGGTGTCGTTTGACGTGAACAGCCCGGCTATTGGTTGTAAACACATAGTGTCTACTGTTTCGAGCACGACATGTGGGACAGTCACGTAGGGTAGAGTTCCTTCACGTGGTGTGTTGATCTGTTCAACACTAACCAGTCGCAGATCAAAGTCGGAGTTGAAAGAAAAGTTCTGCAGCACTCGGACTTGATATTTGGTCAACCATGGGAGGTGAATTCCATCGGGTATTCTGGACTCTTCGTGAGCGCGGTACCGGACGGTCCACAAATCTCCATCATCTATCCTCAAACAGAAACCAGTTGATTGCAAAACGTTATCAGGGTTAAACAACTGGTAAGTGAGGATATCACTCTCAAACCCGTCGTGAATGGCAAAAGTTGTGTAGCCAGTGTCGCGCAGAGACACACGTTTCACGACGTATTTCCCAGATCGGTCAGGTAGGTGGTAAGTGCCAGCTTTCCGGAAAACAGGTGCGACAAAATAGGCTGAGTTGTCGCGGTGGTCATCAAGGTGTTTGAGAGTGGAGAGTAATGTCTGAGGTTGACTCATATGATTAACAAGTAAGTTGGTGGACTTGTTTAAAGAATGAACGCAACCGGTGAACTCGGGTTCAACTACGTCATGACGCCAATGGACCCCCCATTGGCATGCACAACAACCACCAAAGACTGCATAGTCAATGGGGTTGGCAAGTGGGAGTAGTGCGGGAAGTAGTGAGGGGTACACCCACGAAGGGTAATTGACTTCGTTCCCGTTTGTAGCCTTAAAACGTCTCACATCATAGAGGGAAAAGCGATTGGCACTCAAGTAACTAGTTAAAGTCCGAGAGTTTTCAAGCGAAGAGGCGTTGGGGAAGGCATTACCGAGTTCAGTAAGACAGTCTCTTAATTCAAATTGTCTTTGCTTTGAGTAATTGTGAGGAGCAAAGTTGAAGACAATTCGGTTGACAACGGGGACGCCATTGGTGTCAGTGTAGCCAATTTCAGCTGCGTCCGCATTGATGTAGGTTAAGGATTTCTTCATTGAGTAGTTGTAAATAACCATGCGATGCCATAGCTTCCTAAGCTCCAATAAAGGAGCGAAATCAGCATAGTCAAAGCCAGTTACTGTAGAGTTTGGTTGGGCAACTACATCAACGACTTCTCCATTGGCATTAAGGCCTGAGTATGAGTATGTGGAGAAGTTGGCATACTTGAAATTCTTCTTAATCAACCCCTGCATTTCAGGTCCTTGCCTGAATTGAGCAATAATGAGCCCTTCGTCGAGTAATTTCTGAGGAACAAGGTCTCGGGCAAATGGGTTGAAGCTTAACCTACCGAATAGGTCACCAATGCGATTAATGGGAGCAACATTATTCTGGTGACGGGCCCAGTTAATAAGATCCGCTTCTTCGGGATCATATTTATTAACTATGCGACTGGGTTTATTCTCGCGTCTCTCCACAACTGGATAGCGTGGTTGAGAGGCGTTCTGGTTCCACTGAGCTTGACCATATAGAATGGGGAGTTGGTTTGCAAGCGGAACGTTATCGAGTAATAGCGCGGGGGCAGTGGGGTTGCCTCCGGTGATTGCGATGAAGGCATTTAGGTGGCCTCCTGCACTAGCTATTTGTCGGTTGTTGGGGATCACTCCTGGGTTTTGCTGCATGGTGGTGTAAATATCCAGTCTTCAAATCACTAAACAAATGGAATACTTACGTCGTGTTCAAGTGGTACGAGCGGCACACAAGCAGAGAAACCACGGCAGTCTTCCGTGCTCGCTATGTGTGGACCTTTCAACAGCAGCAGTTGACAAGGTGCGTTTAAGTGGCCCCGGACCAGCGGTCGTCTACTACCAAAAAGGCGTAGCACGATAGGGTACCGCATATCAAGAAAGGTGTGCGTCGCGTTGACCTGTTTACGCTAAGACCTAACTGATCAGGGGTGGGTGGATCGATGCTGGCAAGCCTTCCAGACTCGCTCAGCCCAATTGTTCTAGACCAGCAAAAGAAAAGTCCTTTTCACCGCATAGTGTTCCTGCCCGGTCCCCGGGCTGCAATACGCGCGATGCGGGATAAGTCCCTGGTGCATGCAACGTAAGGAGGTTCACTAGCGCCTATAGGTGCTGATCACTGGGGTAGTACCCCCAGGCCGTTTTTCAACTTTACCGCGCCGCAGCGGGGTTAGGAGATTCGGCAAATCCCCTATGACTGGGTCAAGCCCAAAGGTTGTCTAGACCAGCAGAGCACTCAATGTGGCACCTCGATGCTCACCAAACCCGGGGGGTGCTTGAGTGTTGCGCAAAGCTTGTCA